TATCGTTCTTGGTCGCAAAATGTCTTTGATGTACTTGACTGTTGTTTCTCTGATGCTCATTTTTCATTTCCCTGATGTAGATGGCAAAACTGCTAATGGTGTCCTGACCAAAGCCTGTCAGCTTCTCAATGTGCTGTGCGACTTCTTCAATGACTAGCGAGCGATACGGATTTAAGTCGGTGTACAGACTGAGCCGTTCATTCTCGTTATGCAGGGCTTGCAGGGATTTTTCTTCAGTCATATCAATTCCCGCTGAACAGGCACAAACCGCCATTCACGTTCTGCCCTGCCTGACTTGGACTTGGTGACCCGACCAGTTAACTCCACCAAACCGATCTTGGCTAACTCAGGCAACCGCCTTGCGACTTGATGACCATCCAGCCCAGTCAATTCAGCAATTCCGTCTTTGCCCCGTGCGCCAAAACGCTGGAGGCAACCCACGATCAAGTCAAAGTGCTGCCGAGCCAAATCTTGCGCTTGGTCTGCGGCGGCGTGGCTGGTGGCTGGGTCAAGAGACCGTGCCCGTTTAAAATGGGATTGCTGAAGTGTCATCGTCAAACTCCTTTGGCTGTTGCGTTGGCTTGAGGTCGTAACAGTTTGCCCATCCGTCCCAGCCGCCTTTGGGCAGGGGTATCACATCCAGCTTGATTTTAAGGTTGCCGTTATCTTCAAACACCGACCCGATGTTTTGATAGCGTTTCTTTTCCTCGCCCATTTTGTTGATGTATGAGCCAGTAACCACGGTGATGTCTTTAATCTTTTTCATGCAAGGCTTTCAAGTTGTTGGATTTTCAGGTCTACATCACCCAAGAACTGGATGACTGAATTCTCAAGCGAATCAACCAGTTGTTTGTCAAAGTTGATGCGTTTTATGAATAGTTGGTATTTTTCTGGCATCCGTGGGTCAAAGGATACAAAGTCGCACCACGGGCGTTCTGTGCAGGCCATTTGCCACATCATTTGCGTGATGTATTTTTCTGGCACTTTTTGGTCAAGCAAAGTTGCAATGTGCGTGGCTGTGTTGGGGCATTTGATTTCCACCAAACCATCACCCGCCAAGCCATCAGGCGACGCACCAGACATCTCAATGCGGGGGTGAGTAATGAACCCTACCTCGGTAACCAAAATGTCCACCTTGGCCTCGTAAGCAGCCCTTGCAAAGGGTTCGATATCTGTGCCCCACTGCATGGCTGAGTTGCTGTAAGACTCTGCTGGTTTGCCTGTCATGCGTTCACAGACCAGTTGCGCCAAATAATTGTCCCTGCTGGTGCTGTATCCCGTCTTGGTCTTGGCGATGATATCCGCAACCCTTGAAGCCGTCACTCGGCCACATCTGGCCGCAAACCATTCTGTTGTGCCTTGGTCCATTATTTTGCCCCTTCCAGCAAAGCCTTTTTAGCGTCCTTTTTGGCGATGACCTTAGCCTGCCATGCCTGCTCGCCTTTGGTGGCCTTGTACGCCTCCTTGTAGGTTTCTTGCAGCTCTTTGAGTGTGTTGACCTCATCCATTGCAGCCAACAGGTCAGCCATTTGGTGTTCGTTGACCTCGGACTTGATTTCGGTGCGGCGTGACCCTGCATTGCCATCATCGTCTTCAGGTGCAATACCGCAAGCCGCCATCAGGCTGTACCGCCTGGCATAAGTCAGGGCAGAACCAAACCCTTGCGGGTCTTGCTTGGCGGCTGGAACGTGCAGGATGCCACACTCGAGCATTTCGCCTGATTCGTGCAGGAATACGGTTTCAACCATAACCCCATCGGTGCAGTCGTAGTTCTTTTGAATCAGGGCAATGCCGTTGTCATTCAGCCCTTGGATGACTGCTTCAACACAGGCGGCAAGGTCAGCGTAACGTGACTTGAAATGCGGGTTGGTGGAAGATTTTAGGGCAGGGCCAAAGGCTTTTTGAGCCTTGACCAGTGCGGTGGCGATGTGTTTCATTCTGAGTCCTTTGCGATAAGTTTGGTTTCAAGTTCTTTGATATAAGCCTGTGCTGTTTCTGTGGTGTAAATATATCTACGCAAGTGGCCTTGCAAAAGGCCAACGTGGTAAGCCAATCGGTCTTGAGCTGGTTCATTGGCATATTGCAGGTCAGCAACCGTTTTGATGTTGTCAATAATTTCGTCAGCAGTCATTCAAGGCCTCCAAATAAACAAGTCAAGCAACACCACCACAATGGCGGTAAGAGAAACAACCCAGAGGGCAATTTGCGCCCAATCACGGGGTTTTTTGTAATGTTCAATATCAAACATAGTCGTGTCTTTCATAGTGGCTGAGAGGGGCAAATTCACGTTCCAATTCGGCAATAACTGCTGGCGCAAGCACGTTGTAAAGGTCATGTTGACCAAGGTAGCAATGCCATAAGTTGCCGCTGACAGGGCAAAAGTAGCAATCAACGGTAGATGCCAAATCAACATATTCAATTGCCAGATGTTCAAGGCCGGTATCGACCATGATTCGGGCATCGTTGTACGGTAGCGTTTCGATGTGTTTCATATTTACTCCTAAAAGACCCTGTGCGGAATTGCTGGGGCATGGGTGAATTATTAAGTAAAGTTAACCGCCTGTAAAGGGTTTTTTATAGGGACTTTCCCTAGTGTTGCTTTTAAGTTAATCCAAGTTAAAATTTAGCAATGACAAAAGAACAGCTTATCAAATTGGCAGGGTCACAGAGTGAGCTTGCGAGACTTTTGGGCATCAGCAAGCCTGCGGTCTGCCAGTGGAAGGCACAAATCCCTGAGTTGCGTTTGCGCCAGCTCAAGGACTTGAAGCCTGATTGGTTTTTAACGGAGGAAACATGAAAAAAGCACTGATTGCAATTTGGTTTGCGGCAAGCACCACAATGGTCTGGGCGGCTTGCTCAACACATACCTACTATGCCAATGGAAGGTATGTCACTTGCACCACCTGTTGCTATGGAAATAATTGCAACACCAACTGTTATTGATTTATAGTTGAGGCACGGCTACCTTTAGCGGGGGAAAAGACGATTCGTTACCGTCCTGCCGAGGCTTCTTTTCAGTAACGACAACCGACAACGTGAGGTTTAGATGCACTACTACACGCACCACATTGGTGACTTCCTGAAAGACACAGGACACCTTAGCAACGACCAAATGGGCGTTTATCTAAGGATGCTCTGGCGGTATTACCTTGACGAAAAGCCACTACAAGACGATTGCGAAAGCATTGCGTTTGCTATGCGTTCGGATGAAAAAACCGTGCGTTTGATACTGCGCCATTTCTTTGTTTTGCATGAAGATGGGTGGCGGCACAACAGGTGTGACAAGGAAATTGCCAGATACCATGAAAAGAGTGGTAAGGCATCAGAAAGTGCAAACGCACGATGGAAGAATGCGAAAGCAATGCGAACGCATACCGAACGCATTGCGGATGCACCTGTTTTTGATGCTAACCAAGAACCAATAACCAATAACCAAGTAAATACATATATATGTCCGCCTGACGGCGAACTTGAGGCAATGATGGCTTCAAAAATACCAGCTTGCCAACATCAAGGGGTCATTGAGTTGTACCACCAGCACTTGCCAACCTTACGCAGGGTTGAGGTCTGGAATGCAACCAGGCAGGGTTATTTACGGCAAAGATGGCGGGAGGTGGCTGAAGAGCTGGCGCAGGAAAAGCCCATCGAGATTGCAAATGTCTTGAACTGGTGGGGTGATTTTTTCCAGCACATTGGCAAAAGTAAATTCCTAACTGGCAAAGTCAACAGCAAGGATGGTCGGGCATTCACTGCCGACCTTGAGTGGATTTTGAAACCAACCAATTTTGCAAAAATCATTGAAGGGAAATATCATGGCAATAACTAATTTCAGAAAAGACGAGCCGCAAGACAATCTTGACCACCTTATGTGTCAGGCGCATCGTTGCCCAAACCGCTGGTCAGTTGACCGTGGAAGCCGCTTGTGTTCAGCCCATGCATGGGAAGACCCACATAAATGGCCGCAGATTACAGAAAGCCTTTTCTACAAAACCAACTCAAAACAAACTGACAACCTACCGCCAATTAAATTTACTGAAGCAGAAAAAAGGGAAGTAATACAGAATTTGCGTCAACTTTCATCAACCAACCAAGACCAAAAGCAATGGGCAAAGGTTTTGCAGCAAAAAGAACAGGCTGGGGAAAACCTTAGCAAAATCCAGCGTGAGGCATGGCGCACGGCTTTGAGGCATCATGAATGAGCTGGCTCTTTTCGCAGGCGCTGGTGGAGGAATACTTGGGGGAAAACTTCTCGGATGGCAAACAGTCTGCGCCGTTGAATGGGAAGCCTACCCAGCAAGCGTATTGTGCGCCCGACAAAATGACGGACTTCTCCCGACTTTCCCGATTTGGGATGACGTACAAACCTTTGACGGCAAGCCTTGGCGAGGAATTGTTGATGTCGTATCTGGCGGCTTTCCCTGTACGGACATTTCCATCGCTGGACGAGGCGCAGGGCTTGATGGAAAAAGCTCCTCAATGTGGTATCACATGGCGAGGGTGGTTAGCGAAGTTCGACCCAGATTCGTATTCGTGGAAAACAGCCCAATGCTCATTCATCGAGGAATCGGGCGAGTGCTTGCAGACCTTTCCAGTCTCGGGTTTGACACGAGATGGACTGTTATGGGAGCAAACGAGGTCGGAGCGCCCCACCAAAGGGATAGAACGTGGATTGTGGCGCACTCCCGACACGGGGGGGGGGGGGACATCTGGGCTTCTCAAACAAGGCCAGAATCATCGAAAGAATGGTCAGCCCATCCAAATCAGATTGGTCGATCAAGTGAACAATCCGAGACTATGGCCCACACCAGTGGCAAGGATGTACAAGGACGGGGGAAGCCCTGCGGAATACGCCAGGAACCAGATACCCCTAGCGGCACAGGTTGGTGGGCCGTTGAACCCCGAGTGGGTCGAGTGGCTGATGGGGTGGCCGCAAGAGTGGACAGACTTAAAGCCATTGGCAACGGACAAGTTCCACAAGTGGTCGCAGCAGTCTGGAGAATCTTAAGTGAACCATGACCATAAATCCTTACTGGACAGAAGACGGGAAGGCCAAGAATTTAGCCTTGCTGACATCAACCGAGCGTTGCAAGATGCTGGAGACCTTGCGCCAGACAGAAGCGAGAGACTGGATTCGCCGATACCGACTGAAAGCAAAACAGTTGGGGCAGCAGAAGGCGCAGTTATGGTGGCTGGAAGTAAAGATGAGCCTAAAGAAGCGGCGTGGCCAGGCTGGTCTCGATACCTTGATTGCAGAAATGGAGAGACAACGTGATGTCAATCGTCTTTGATGTGCCGCTTGAACCCAAGGGCAAAGGCAGACCGAGGTTTTCCAGACATGGGAAGTTCACCAAGGTTTATACCGACCAAGCAACACTTGATTACGAAACAGCAATCCAGTCATGCGCCAGCAAAGCAATGGGGGAGAGTAAGCCACTAGAAACGCCTGTGAGCGTTTATTTGTACATCAGGACACCCATACCCCAGTCGTACTCGAAAAAGCGCTCAGAGGCGTGTTTAAACGGGGCTGAACGACCCGCAAAGAAACCAGATATCGACAATATTGCAAAAGCATTTTTGGATGCAATGAATGGCACGGTTTACCTTGACGATACTCAAGTGGTCGAACTTAACATTAAAAAGGTCTATTCAGCGGTGGCTGGAGTGGATGTAGCAATCATGGAGGCAAGATGAGACCAGAAGATGCGGCGCAAGCCATCAGAGACAAAGCCCCAGCTTATGGGGAAGCCAAAGCCCAGCGGGTATATCTTGAGGAATTTAAAAAATCCAAAAAAGCCTTGTTGATGAAAGATGCCTTAACATTGGGTATTGAAGCGGCAAACGCACAGGAGCGAGAAGCGTATGCCCACCCAAGTTATCAACAGCTTATTCGTGGACTGGCTGAAGCAATTGAAAAGGAAGAAACCTTGCGGTGGGAGCTTGAGGCGGAACGACTGGACATCGAGATTTGGCGTTCACGGGAAGCAACCAACAGAAACCAAGACAGGGCGCACCAGTGAATAACGAGTTAATGTTCAGTCAAGAAACAGACATTTGGGATACACCTCAATGGCTTTTTGATGCATTAAACAAAGAGTTTGGTTTTACTTTAGACCCTTGTACTGATGGCACAAATTCAAAATGCAAAAAATTCTATTCAATTTATGATAGTGGATTGTTGAAAAATTGGGAAACTGAAACTGTATTTATGAACCCACCATATAGTCAATGTTATGACTGGATGCACAAAGCATACGGGGCATCAAGGGATGGCGCGACTGTTGTTTGTCTTGTGCCATCTAGAACAGATACTGATTGGTGGCACAAATTTGCAATGAAAGGCGAAATTAGATTCATCAAAGGCAGACTTAAATTTGGTGAAGCCACAAATAGCGCACCTTTCCCAAGCGCAATAATTGTGTTTCGGCCTAAAGAATTTAAGTTGATTTCTCAATGAAATGCCCTATTTGCGGGACATGGACAATAGTCAAAGAGACCAGAATATCAACAGGAAACACACGCAGACGTAGGCTGGAATGTGCCAACGAGCACCGATTTACAACACTGGAGACAATCGTTGATAGAAAAACACCAATACGTCAGAAACAAAAAACTGCTGAAGATGGTGGCAAGCCTTGACTGCCAAGCCTGTGGTTCAGGGCATATGGTCCAAGCCGCACACACAAACTGGGGCGGCGGCAAAGGCAGGGGCGTGAAGGCAAATGACAATCTGGTGGCGGCTTTATGCCTGAAATGCCATTACGAGATTGACCAAGGGAAAACACTAAGCAAACAGGAAAGGCAAGACTTATGGCAAAAGGCGCATATTGCAACCATTGCTGCTCTGGCAGAAGATTGGCCTGTGGATGTTCCCAAACCGATGGAGACTTAAATGAAAACCGTCAACAAAACTAAACCAAAAAGCCCAGATAGAGCAGAACTAGCCGAATTGGTCTTTGCGGGTATGCGAAACGGTCTAAGCGCCCACCAAGCCTGCAAACAAATCGGCTTGCCTCAAAGCACATTTAATCATTGGCTTAATGATGACTCTAAAATGGCGGCAGAGTACGCGCGCGCGAGGGAAGACTTAATCGAGCATATAGCCTCGGAGACCTTAAAAATTGCTGATACTCCTGTTGGAAGTACAGACAGCGGCGCAACTGATTCTGGCGCAGTGCAAAAACAGAGATTGCAGGTTGACACAAGAAAATGGCTTTTGTCAAAGTTAGCCCCGAAAAAATGGGGTGACAAGTTAGAGCTTTCCAGTGACCCAGAAAACCCACTGTTTGAAAAACTTGAACGTGTTGTAGTCAAAAATGGGTAAAACCCTACAAATCCACACTCCAGAATGGTGCTTGCCATTGCTTGAGCCAGCCCGATACAAGGGCGCATGGGGTGGTCGGGGCAGCGGAAAGTCCCATGCCTTTGCCGAGCTGATGATTGAAGAGCACATCATGGATTCAAGGCGCAGAAGCGTTTGCGTCAGGGAAATACAGAAGTCCCTTAACCAATCGGTCAAACGCCTACTGGAAACCAAGATTGAGGCCATGAACGCAGGGGCTTACTTTGAAGTCCAAGATGCTGTCATCAAGTCCAAAAAGGGTGATGGGGCGATTATTTTCCAAGGGATGCAGAACCATACCGCCGACTCGATTAAGTCGCTGGAGGGTTACGACTGCGCTTGGGTGGAGGAAGCCCAGTCATTAAGTCAGACGAGCCTTGATCTACTGAGGCCAACAATCCGCAAACCCAACAGCGAATTGTGGTTCACATGGAATCCACGCCAGCAGTCCGACCCAGTGGATTTTCTACTGCGTGGGCCAGAGCCGCCAGCCAGCGCAACAGTCATCAAGGTGAACTTTGGGGAAAACCCGTGGTTTCCACAAGTCCTGAAGGACGAAATGGAGTACGACAAACGGCGTGACCCTGACAAATACCAGCACGTTTGGATGGGTCAATACTTGCGAAACAGCAACAGCAGGGTATTTAGGAACTGGAAGATTGATGACTTTGAAGCCCCAGCAGAAGCCATCCACCGACTGGGTGCTGACTGGGGATTTTCTGTTGACCCGACAGTTTTGGTGCGCTGCCACATTATTGGGCGCACCCTGTACATTGATTACGAGGCGTACATGGTTGGCTGCGAAATCGTCAACACGCCTGAACTTTTCATGCAAGTGCCAGAGGCTGAGAAATGGCCTATCGTGGCAGACAATGCCAGGCCGGAGACCATCAGTCACATGAAGCGCAATGGTTTTCCAAAAATCATGACAGCGGTCAAAGGGCCAAAGTCAGTAGAGGAAGGCATCGAGTTCCTGAAAAACTACGACATCGTGGTTCACCCGAGATGCATTCACACAATTGACGAGTTGAGCCTATACAGTTATAAATCAGACCCATTGACTGGGCGAATCCTGCCCCAGCTTGAGGACAAAAAGAATCATGTGATTGATGCTTTGCGGTATGCGTGTGAGGGCATCAGGCGGTCGGCGGTCACAAAACCAGCTACATTTACGCCATTGCCCAATGTCAAACGCTGGTAGATAATCGCCCCAAAAGGACAAATATGGCACGAATACCCAATGACCAACGCCTTGCGAACTTACACGCTGAAGCACTGCGGCAGTTCAACGACATACAAACTGCGCTGCGGGATGAACGCCTGCAATGCCTGCAAGACAGACGGTTTTATTCTCTTTGCGGCGCACAGTGGGAAGGCCCATTGTGGGATCAGTACGAAAACAAACCCAAGTTTGAGGTCAACAAAATCATGTTGGCGGTCATTCGCATCGTCAATGAATACCGCAACAACCGAATCACGGTCGATTATGTAAGCAAAGACGGAACTGAGAACGACAAGCTGGCAGAAGTCTGCGATGGTCTGTATCGTGCTGATGAGCAGGCATCGGTCGCTGATGAGGCTTACGACAACGCTTTTGAGGAAGCCGTGGGTGGTGGTATTGGCGCATGGCGGCTGCGGACGGTCTACGAAGATGAGGAAGACCCAGAGAACGAACGCCAGCGCATCAGGTTTGAGCCAATCTTTGATGCTGACAGTTCGGTATTCTTTGACCTGAACGCCAAGCGGCAAGACAAGTCGGATGCCAAGTATGCCTTCGTGGTCACCAGCATGACCCGTGAAAGCTACAAAGAAACCTACAACGATGACCCAACTGACTGGCCGAAGATCATTCACCAGTACGAGTTTGATTGGGCAACACCAGACGTAGTGTTTGTGGCTGAGTATTACAAAGTCGAGGAAAAGACCGAAGTCATCCGCATATTCCAAGCGATTGACGGGACTGAGGAACGCTACACCCAAACAGACTTTGCGAACGATGAGACACTAGAGGAAACCCTAATGGCAGTCGGCACTCGAGAGGTGCGCCAAAAGCGTGTCAAGCGGATGCGGGTTCGAAAATACATTATGTCGGGCGGCAAGGTGCTGGAGGACGCAGGCTACATTGCAGGGCGCAATATTCCCATCGTGGTGGTCTACGGCAAGCGGTGGTTTGTGGACAACATCGAGCGATGCATGGGTGCTGTGCGCCTGGCTAAAGATGCCCAACGTCTAAAGAATATGCAATTGTCCAAGCTGGGCGAGATCAGCGCACTGTCCAGTATCGAAAAGCCAATAATGACCCCTG